CATCGGACAGGGTGGTCAGTTCAACCTCATAGGCATTGAGGTCAGGCAATGACGTGCCTTTGACGGGCTCGGCGTCATCGGCCTTGGCTGCGCCCGCCTCCAAAGCGGCCGCATCAGGCTCATCTTCGGCTTTGGCTGCCCCATCGTCGTCAGCATCGGGGTCAGCATCGCCTGCCTCGCCGTCATCGTCACCCTCAAGCAATGCCGCGCGTTCTTCATCGCTAAGAAGGCGCATATCCTCTTCGGACCAGTCATCATCATCTGATGGCGTGTCATCATCGACGGCCTGCTCTGGTTCGTCATCACCATCGGCTTCGGCCTCGGCTGCTACGGGTGTGTCATCGTCCGGCGTGTCTTCCACGATTTCGGCATCGATGATCTCTTTGATTTCGTCTGGCATGTGGGATTCCTTCCTTGTGCCTTAGTGCTGGGGGTTAAGCCCTGCGGTTATGCTGTTTCAAACGGGTCGGGATTGCGTGATACGAATACCTTGCGCACTTTGACCTCTTCGGCGCGTGCCTCGGCTTCGCGTGGGCCTGTGTCTATGGCCCGCAAGACCTTGAAGAATTCATCACGTTCCTTCTCGCGGATCTCATCTGCGGATTGAGGGTTGGGGACTTCCTCTGGCTGTGGGGCTGCTGGGTATGACATCCACACTTGGAAAGCCTCTGCGACCGCATCTTTAACGGTGTCGCGCATGTTTTCCTCTGCCCATTCGGCTTCCATTTCCGCCCGTTCGGCGCTCTCTTCCGCATCCCACTCGGCCCGTTCTTCGGCCAAGTAGGCTTCGTTGTCCGCTTCCCACGCTTGGTCCATCGCTTCCAATTCGGCATCGGTCGGGCCAATCAACCGCTCAAGGCCGTCGATCATGTCTTCATCGTCGGTGTATGAGCCCACGATTTCAGGCATCATGCCCGGATTGGGAACGCACTTCTCGATCATCCAGCCGCCGTTAGCGGCCTGCCTTAAAGTGAACGGGCCTTTGGTTGGTGGCGTGGATGTGTCTAGGTCTTTCATGCGATTTCCTCCGGCATGGGCTGTTGTTGTGGTTGTTGTGGTTGTTGTTGTTGTGCCTGCGCCATCACTTCGGCCTGTGCGGCTTCCATTTCGGCTTGGGCGAGGCGCTTTGCTTCATCCACTGGGGACACGTAGCCAGATCGGTTGAGTACGTTGTCCACGACTGGCATGGCGGGCGCGGCACCGAGGATTTGCAGAGCCAGTTCAAGGGCTTTGCGCTGGGTCTCGATGCTGTCATCCGGCATCGACTTGATCAGCTTCTCGGCTTCGGCCTTGGCTTTCTCTGCGAGTGCCATCTTCTGTGCAGCTTCGCCTTCGACCTTGCCCAGTTCAGCCATGACCTGACGCTGTTGCAGTTCATTCTGCGCCTGCTTGCTTGCTTCGCGGGCTTCGCGCTCTGGATCAGGTGTATCTGGATCGGCGTCGGGGTCTTCCATGCCTGTCATCTGACGGATACGGTTCACGACTTCTTCGCCACCGGGCAAGTCCATCATTTCGACAACGACATCGAGCAAGACTGTGACGATCTGCGGTGCAACTGGGCCAACCTGCTGCAACAACTCCATGAATTGCGCTACGCCGCTCTGGCGTAGGCTGGCACTCCATGCGTCTTCGGAAATGATGAAGTCTGCCTTGGTGCTAACCACGTCATTGTCTGGCAAGCCATCGTTGACTTTCACATAAGATAGCTTCCCGCGCTTGTCGGTGATCCGAAACTCCTTCTCTTCGGTCATAAACTGCTCGGTCAGCGATAGCATCTTCTCGCCGTGGTACTGGCGGGCAAGGCGTAGGTTGTCGAATACCTTGGCTGTGGACATCGCGCCTTGGTTCTGGCGTGCCTCGATGGCCTTGCCGCTGGTTGCGTTCGTGGTGCGGCCCATAGCCTCATCAGTGACGCCGGATAGCGTCTGGATCAGGCCCATAGACATGTGCATGACCTCTAGGTGTGCGGATGCCAGTTCACGGTCGGCATCGATGGTCAATTCATAGCCACGGTTCTTGACGATGATCGCATCCGAACGGCCAACTTCTTCCTCGAACTCGTCAAGGTCATCGACGGCACCCTTGTCCATGATCACCTTGTTAGAGTTGATGATCGATAGAGCCTTGGACACGCGCTTGTTGATGTCTTCCTGCGCACTGATCATGCCACGGATAACGCCATACGGCATGCCCGTTGATGCCTTGCGGTATGCCCAGATGGGTGTGAACGGGTAGCGGTTGTGACGGTATGGCGACTTGGACATCCAAAGGACGCCTTTGAGGGTGAAGATCATCACATAGACGCGCTGTGTCAGGCGTGACCGGACCTCGCCAAAGCCTTCGTTGACCGTGATCTGGTGGCCAAGGCTGCTTGGGTCATAGATGTCGCCTGCGAATTCGCCGCCTGCGATCTTGTCTTCCATCACGGGGACTTTGAACCATCCCTCGATCAGACGCACACGGTCGCGGGTTGCAGACGGATGCTCGATCGAATGGTAGCTGCCACCATTGCCGTCCATCAGTTCTTCTTGGCTGTCCATCGGGTCATCGCCGTGGCGGTCAGTTGATGCGCCCCATTCCATATGGCTTGATATGCTGGCTTGGATGATGCCCTTGCGCTTGGGGAACATGGCTTCGGCGTTGTCTACGTCCGCCCACTTGGTGCGGAACTGGTAGCGGCCATCGTTGAGGTCCATGTTGCCAGCGGCAGTGTCATAGATGATGTTGCGCCAGCTTTCGTAGCGGTCATAGATCGGTTCGCCTTCGCTATCGTCCTGCAAGCCGCTCTCGATCCAGCCCAGTCCGACCTTGGCGCACTCTTCGAACGCCCGGCTGATCTCGAACTCTGACTTGTTCACGTCTGCCAGATACTTGAGAAGGTGTGTTTTCTTCTCGGCGGCTGCGCGGTCGCCCTTCTTGCGTGGCAGGATCTTGTAATCGACACGCGACCGGCGCTCGGTTCCCAGAATCCAGTTGATGCTTTGCGCGATGACGTTGTAGGTCAGCACGTTCTGGCCGCGCGCCTCTAGGACGGCTCTGTCTTCGGCGCTCCACTGATCGTGGTCATAGAACGCTTCGTCCTTCTCCATCAGCTTGCGTGATGGGCCCTGCACTTCCAGTTCGCGCAGGTAGTGCCCAACAAGACGCTGGTGCATGTTCATGGCCTCTAAGCCATCGAGGCTGTCCTTCTCGACCTTGGGTGCATCGCCCAGCAATTCGGACGATGGCACCTGAATGCGATCCTCTGGCCGCTGGTTGGGCCGTGTGTAGCTTTCGATCTGGTTTGGCGGGATGTCCGTTTGATCATTACGCATGGTCTGTAACCTCATGGTGGGTGACTGAACCCGTATCTGTGTTGGTGACTGTCACGTCTGCGGTCACTGCGAAGTGGTCGCGTGGGCGTGGCGGTGTGGACAGCAAGTCGCCCAGATGGTCGCGGACAATGCCCATGACCCGAATGACGTTCTTGAGGTTGTTGGGGTTGAAGCCAAGGTTGGCGCAGAACAATCCGGCATTGATGACGGTATCGCCTTCGTCGCCTGTCTCTTCGGCCCATGCCCATGCGCGTGATAGCGGGATGACACATGGAATGATGCGCTCATGGCTGATCTTGTCCACACGCGGCGTCAGGATCATGGCTGCCTCGCCTGTGGTCTGGTTCCATGTGAGCCAGACAAGGATGTCACCGCGTGAGTAGCATGCATGGCTGATCCGTAGATCATACGGTGCCTTGTACTCATCGGTATCGATGTCGGGCGTTGACGGGTTGTTAAGGAAATTCTGTTGCTGGGTCATACCCACATGCCTCCTGCTGGACGGTTTCTGCGGCGTGGTCGGGTTGGACCGCTCAATAATGTTGGATCGTAGCCTTGAGCCCACTGACGGAATGCGTCGGCGGCTTCTGAATGGCCTGTCAGTTTCTCTGGTTCGTTGGTGAAAACGCCCAGAGTGTTGTTCCACTTCTTCTTGTAGAGGCGCAGATGCTCTAGGCCGTCTGCACATCCCTCTTCATCGAACCATGCTTGATTGAACTTGGCGCGTGTCTGGTTGATGCCGTGCATCAGTTCATGGACACGGGGAACAACGTGGAACGTCCAGTCCGGGGCCAGTTCACGCAGGTCATCGATGGGTGCCTTAACGCCATCCTTGGTCTGCCGCTTGCTCTCTGCGTCGTGTGGCAGGTAATGGACGCCGTAGATGAAGCCTGTCTCACGCAGTTCTTTGATGAAGTGCGCGTATCCCAGCGACCATCCCTCGATGTAGCGTATGAAGCGGTGCTGTGCGCCAACCTGCTGCAAGGTCCAGACGCCAGTGCCATCAGATGCGCCGATGTCCCAGAATGTGTGACAGACGATGTTCTCGATGTGCGGCAGCTTGGTGATGCGCTTCTCTTTGCGGACCAGTGCCAGCTGCTTGGCGTAGAACGTGCCCTCTGTGGATTTCTGCCAGCACTCTGTGCTTGTCGAAGGCATTTCGCGCCACATCTGCTCGGCATCACCGGAGAAGTCGTTGTCGCGGCGCTGGACGTACCAAGCGCGCTGCTCCATCGATAGCTTGGTGCCCGTCTCGACCTCTACCTCATGGAAGTAGACGTGATCCGCCTCGGTGAATGTCACGCCTGCGGGATCTGCGATGTACTCTGGTGCTTTCCACCAAGGAAAGAAGTGGAATAGCCATTCGGCTGGCAAAGGATCAAAGCCGGTTTGGAACAATTCCTCGGCGCGCGATGACATTTCGTAGAATGCGCCCTCGCTTCCCTCCGCTGTGCTTTCGATCACGCATATTCCATTCTTGGGAACGGACGGCAGTGAGCCTGTGACGATTTCAGCGGCCTTCTGTGGCTGCTTGGCTGCGACTTTGCCCATTTCGGATATGTGCAGGCGGTGGAATGTGCCTGATCGCGCGGACACGGTGACTTCGATGGCGCTGTTGTTATGCGCGAAAACCAGTTCCTCGGCGGATTCCCGTAGTAGCGGCATGGGTTCGCGCGCCCATGCGGGCATTCGGTTGTAGGCGAATAGAACTTTGTCACGCAGGATGCGCTCTGCCGCGTTCTTGGTGTGGGCAATGATGCAGCAACGCTGGTCTGCATTGAACAATGCGTGATCGAGCCAAAGGATTGCGATCAGTGTGGTGAAGCCCAACTGGCGGGCCTTGAGGATGATGTTGCGGCTGTGGACTTCATCCATGAATGCGATCTGTGCCGCGTTGGGAATGAATGGCATGACAAACGATGCGCTGTCGTCGTCGCCCTCGTCCTCTTTGACCATGATGCTATACAGTTGGCCCGAAAAGATGCGCCACTCCCAGCAATCAAGGCACGCCTCAATTTCCTGCTCCGTCTTCGGCTCGAATGAAGGATCTATCGACAGTGGTTGTTTGGCCATGACGTTCACGTCCGAGGGTTCCGTGGCTTGCGCATAGGCATCTTGCTGCCACGCTCTGAAATGGCGCGGATGGCGTCTGCCAGTCGGTCTGTGGCTTGGTTGGCTGCCTTGTCACCCATACCCAAATGCATGCCCAGCTTCTCAAGTGCCTTGAGGCGGTCCAATGGCTTGATCTTGACGGTGACGAACTCTGACCCTTCATCATCACCTTTGCCCGGCGTGCGTCTTACTGTGGTCTGTGCCTCACCAATCAGGTCGAGGTCAGCCGGATCGCAGTTGGTCAGGTCAATCTGTGGATTGCCGTCTGGATCAACACGCAGGAACTTGGACATGCCAGTGAAGGCAACACGCTCATACTCTGCAAGGACTTGATCGAGCGACTTGGCTGAACGCTTTGCGGCACCTTCGGCTAGTTCTCTGACGCGCGCTGCAACCTGTTCATTTCTGTTCAGTCTTCCGGCGTTGCCATCATTCTTCTTGAAGCCTGCCTCTACGAATGCGGCGCTGGCAGACAATCCCTTGGCGATGCCTTGGGCGAACTTCTCATGCTTGATGTTCTTGAGGACGCCCATGATTGGTTGATTATACCATATATTGTGGTTTGGATGCTTATTTCATCTACCACATACTATATGTTGGGTCATCATTAAAGATCATGCTTTGATGATTGGCCATGAAAAAGCCCGCCGTGCAATCAAGCAGGCGGGCAATCTATTCATTTCTTGTCAGGTTTGATCAGGTTGTTGGTGGCTCTGGTAGATGCATCCAGTGGGTAACTTTTGCTAGGAACCCCATCGGGCCACTACCCACGGACCAATGGTTATGTGTCTTGCTCCAATTTCCTGTTCTGATAATGTTGTTTTGGCCTTGAAGTAGCAAGATTGTCCCACTTTTCGGCGCTGTCTCTATCGGTTGCCATTCCATCACTCACTCCCTTTCACACGTTCAACCAAGTCAGCGGGTAGGTCGGCGCGGAGGTATTCTACTGTTCGCGCATATTCTGGCCCTACTCGAAACCAAAAACCATCCCTTGATGCCCATATCGTTTCAGGTGCTTCACTCATGGTCTGTACCTCGGCCAGCTTGGCCTTCCCATCTTCAAACCCCTTGCGGTAGACCGTAAGATAGTCGGGGTTATTGGTAAGTTGCTCTACAATGGCTTCGGCTGCTTCG